TCAACAGCAGATGTGCCACCACCACCTGAACATGACAATTGACAATCATCTATCCAAATTTCATCGTTTCCTCTAATTCCCATATTATTCCTCTATCAGTATTATGTTGTCTTCTGTTATTAATGGATTCTCATCCTCGGTCATCAACATACCATCCACTGCTCTATTTGTTACAAAGAATTCCCCTTGTTCCATCCATATCCCATCATCTTGGTATTCAACCCTAAGGTGTTCACCATCTTCTCTAATACGCCAAGTTCCATCTTCATCGAGTCCAAACATCTTAGGGTTGAGTGGTCTTTCCCTATCAATGACATTAACAACATCACCCTCACCTAAGCCCCCACCACCAATATATTTTGGTGGAGTTCTTAATTTTTGTGTAAATTCAAAATCTTTCTTCAAAGCATCTACTATACTTTCTAATGATGGAGTCTCTTCTTGTACAGTATTAGTAGGCAATTCAGGAATTATTATTTGAGATTGTATTGTTTTAATTATCTCTTGGATTTTATCATCCCCAAGTTCCCTCTCAACAATTTCTTTCTTAACAATAACTTCTTTTTGTATCTCGATTGGTTTTTCGATAATCTTTTTAACTACTTTTTTCTTTTCAGTGGGTGCATTTTCTTTTGTTAAGAATTTAAACACCTGAGATTTTTCAAAGAAACTTAAATCAGTAATGTCTGGTTCAACAGAACTTGACAATTTGGATTCTTCTATATTATTAGAAGAACCCAAATAATTTTGGATTTGTTCTCTTTGGAAATCTGAAAGGTTCACATTATCCAACCATTTCTTTAAGTCTCACTAGAGTATCTTCCTGTTCGATAAATTCTTTTGCTGATTCTGTGATGGTATTATCTTCATAGATATACTTAAAGAGTTTTAATTCCTGAGCACAATCCTCATTCAAATCATGCCCATTAAAAAGAACGACAAGACTTACTAGTGCATTATCACTGATTCCTTCTCGTAACATAACATGTTCTTTAAGAATATTTTGAATATCTGGATTCTTTTTTAAATCCTCTTTTACTTCTTTTTGTTCTCTTAATTCTTTAAAATTAACTTTCTTAGTCATACAAATCTCCATTTGTTTTATAATTATTGTATTGTTGTTATTATTTATATAATTTACTCACAGAAGTATTAAGTTACTAATCGTTTTTACCAATTACCAAATGGGTTCTTATTACCTTGTTCTGCATCTTTTGGTTTATAAAGTATATCTTCTTTATCAACATCAACAACATTACTTACATCAAAGATATCCTCATCCTTATCAGTAAAGGCACTGATTGGTGTTGATGATGTATCATCAGTAAGTCCAATACCCTCATCTTTGAATGGTTTAACAATGAATTCCCATATGTGTTGTTTACTTTGTAAGAACATAGATGTTTGTTCCGCAACCTCTACAATTTCATAAAAATCGTTATTATAATTTGCCCGTATTACATCACCAATTTGAGGAATATATTCATCCTTTGTTATTGGATTATTAGAAGCAGTTCTGAAATGCCTTTTTGTTGCCCACATAGTAATTTCATCTGTACCCTCAATACCAAATTTAGACCACATTTTATCTTCTGTTGGAAGATTATACATTACCATTATATCAAAAAATCTAGTAAATCTTCTATCACCATCCTCACCCCAAATAGGGTCATACTTTTTATCATATGATGCAACATAGTATTCCATACAAACACCGTGATTATTGTATGCCTCGGTTGACCAAATATCAAATAGATTCCGTTCATTGCTATAATTATCTCTGTAATTGAAATATGTAGTATCTTTTTTTCTTGAAAAATGACTGAAGTTTCCGCCGGTACTACAAACAAAAGGTGCAACCATAGTAGTGGAAATATCCAAACCTCGTATTGTCAGATTACCAACACCAATAGATGAGTATATTGGATTCAATATTGTTGTAGACACATCATATCCATTTACTAATAGTGAACCTGTTTCAACAGATGCACTCGTATCTATATATGTTGTTGCAAATCCATAAGCAGATGGAAGAGATATTGGTCGTAGATTAGAATACACGGAACCAACATCAGCATTAGTGAATGGTGAATTATATGCAATATAATCAGCAAACCCAAAACTAGAATTTGATGGTGGAACAAGAATATCAGTATACACCGTTCCTACAACAGCATCGGATAACTGAACAAGAACCTCAGTATATACAGTTCCTACAACAGCATCGGATAGTGGGATTAAATCAGCCATTGTTATTCCTTATCTATAAGTTTTTAGTCTATACCAATAATCAGAATCAGTAGAGGCAGTAGTATCATCATATGCACTAGTTCCCAATGGCACTCTTGCTAAATAATCCAATCCATCAAAATTTAAAATATCATCACCAGCAGAAGTTCTATATATCTCATATCCAATTGCTGATGTTGATTCTACTATCTCAGTCCATGTAATAGCAATCTTATCTGTGTGTGTTCCCTTTGATGCAACAACATCTGTTGGTGCAGGGAGTTCTACAGAAACACCATTACCACCTCTAATGTGATTAGTAACAGATGCATCATATGTTGTTCCATTATAATATCTAACATCATCGAATGCTAACTCAGAGCAAGCAGAAAATAAACTTCCTGTTTGTGTCGGAGCAAGCCAGTAAACACTATCGGAGTCACTATAATCATATACACAATTATCTGGATGGTCAGCACTTGTACCATTTGTTAAATCATATATTGTTGTATTTGTCGGATTTAATAGTACATGTAACAACATATCATTATCCTTTTGTAAATTAACAAAATATGAGTTACTAATAAGTACATTTGGGTAGGTCTGATTCTTCACAACAATCACTTGTTCTTCTGGATTTTGTGCAATAAATGTTATATGGTCGTATGTTGACCCTTGATGTAATGAACTATTATATGGATATGTATTCGTTATCTGTTGAAATCCCCCATAAAAAAGACATTGACTCATTTCAACTTTACATGTGATACCCGTTTGATTATTATCAATAAGATTACATTTAGTATTATTAAATGATGTATAAAATCTACATCGTTTAACTTTTAATAGTGATGTATAATCCGCAAAGTAATAACTCGTTGATAGGAATGTACTATTAAACATTGTTGCATAATACTTTGTGGCTGGTGTGACATCATATTTAAAACTACAATCCTCAAGTATAAAATGAGAAATATTTTTGGATTGGTAACCAAAATACCAATATGGGGATGATGAGAAAAAAGCAGTAGATGTTAAAATTATATCTTGAAAATTACCTTTAATGGTAATACCATACGCGCCCCCCATATCAACATAACTCCCACCGAAATCATTTGGAGATGTTTCGGTGACAGGTGCATTACCCACTTGTTGAAATGTATGATTATCGGTATTAGTCATCTGAGCACACGCTGATGTTAATGTAGGATAATCCCCACCTGGACCAAATGTTATTGTTATCATATTATATCTCCTTTATGACTCTAAGGTCAATATTCCTTGTTCGTTCCAATTCAAAGTGAAATCTCCACCCACTGCACTAACTTCTGTTGATAAAGTAAAAACAGATACTAATGTATTAGTAACAGTTGTATCATATATCGCAACAGAATCGGTTGTGGCAGATATTGATTCCCAAGTTACATCATCACAAAACCATTTTTGTTTTGTTGCATCACCAACTGCTGATGTAGTATTTACATTACTTAATTCTTTACCACCAGCAGTATATCCATTCCCAGTTACCTCGTATGGAGATACATCGGAATATGAATTCCATTCCCTAACAGCACTGGTTTCTAAATCACCGAGTCCATAACAGAGTACAACATTGAATGTATCTTCATCCAAATCTATATCCCCATTAAATATTTTTTCTTTTAGAATATTTGTTATAATGACCATTATAAATTCCTTTTATTAAATTACCAATTACCGAATGGGTTCTTATTACCCTGTTCGGATTCTTTTGGTTTATAAATTATATCTTCTTTCTTAACATCGACCTCATCCGAAATATCATATATATCTTTTGCATCCACATATTTTGCAATAGGAGATGCTGATAATTCTGGTGCCAATGTTATATTTGATTCTACTTTATATGTTCTCACTACTAATTCCCAGGTATATCGTTTACTCTGCAACATCATTCCTGCTGTTTCTTTTCTTTCTACGATTTCATAAACATAATCATTATATTCAGTATGTATTAAATCACCCATTTGAGGAATATATCCCTCAGTTACACAATTGAAATGTTCCTTTGACATATACATAGAAAAATTCGACATATCTTCTATGCCGAATTTAGACCATAATTTATCATCTCTTTGGAATTGGTAAAATACCATAACATCAGACCACATATCAGTAATCATTCTGTTACCATCTTCTCCCCAAATCTTATTGTATTTTTTGTTGTAGTCTACGGCGAAATAATTACAAGGAGTTCCAAATTTATTATAGGCCTCCATTTGTGTAACCTGAAAGATTTCTCTTTCATTGTCATATTTAGGTCCACACTTTCTAATATAATCATTAGGCAGTGCAGAAAATTCTTCATAAGCATCTGACATTTGAATATCCTCGTTAAATTAACAACCCTGTTGTGACCTCATTAATCCTGATGTACTAATATTCAATTCAAATGTTGCACCATCATTTGCAGTTTTTGTTTCTCCAAAATCAAATACATAAACAAGGGAGTTTTGATATGTGGTATCATACAATACAGCATAAGATGTTTCTATCGAACCACCAGACACAACCCAAGTAGGATTGTCCATGTCATATACTGTTTGTTTCGATGATGAATCATAAAAGGCACTTGTATCAGCAGACACTCCACCTGTTACATATCCATATGCACTTGTAATTTCACTTGCAGAAACATCAGCATATGTTGTTGCATTGAATAATGTCGCAGATAAATAATCTCCTTGACAAAGGATGCATTTGTGGTCATCATTCTCAAAATCTGTAAGACCTAATGCCTGATTTGTAATAAATATATGTGGAATTATATCCGACATTTATTTCTCCTTATTGTAATGTAAGCCATCCATTGGATGTTGGAACTGTTAATGCACCATTACTTGATGATGCCTTACTACCAAAATCTATAGCACAGATATTAGCATTACTAGCAGATGTATCATATATAATTGCGCCATCAGCATCAATGGTAGAAAGTACTCCACCATCCCATGCATCAACATCTGTCGCGGAAACTGTAAATGCAGTAAACCTACCATCCTCAACTTCTATAAAATCCACATTAGTAAGTTCAACACCACCAGCAACATATCCATCTGTCGAATATGAACCATCTGTTGTTATCTCACAAGTAGCAGAAACATCTCCCCAATTCTCGAGGTTACTTGTAGGACCAGGATCAACAAATGCAGCCGATGTTACTAATGCAATCTTAAAAGTGTCATCAATAAAATCTATTTCTTTTTTTGCAATTTTAAGTTTTGCCTTATCAAATATAAAACTTGACATATTTCTCTCCTTTATAACAATGATGATGCATGATTAGCAACACCACTTGCATTTTGAGTTGATGTAATTACTTGAGTACCTGAGTCACCTAATGGAGTCATTTGTGCATCATCGGAATCCATAGAAGGCACACCCTCCAAAATTGATGTTGCTCTTTCTACTCCCTCCAAAATCTCAGAATTAATTTCTTTCCCATCAATATCTTTAACTATTTTTTTAATTTTCTTTTTCTTTATCGAATACTTTTTAGATTCATTTACTTTATGTTCTCTACTAAAAATATCCAAATTACCATATGTTTCCTTGAGAGTAATTAAATCATTTGACATATCAACAATCTTACCATCACTCCAAACAGCATACCTGTGCAAAGTGACATTTTCGGTAAATGAAATCTTACCACCCATATCAGTAATGATGTAATCTTGTTCATCAACCATTACCTCTTCTTCAATCTCAACAGTCTCCACAATTTTCTTTGGTTTCTTTTTTGGTAAAACCATCTTTGTTTCAACAATTGGTTGTTCTGTCTTATCATCAAGATAATCTAAAAATCCCATACCTACTCCTAAATGAAATCGTTTGCTCTCTCACGCATATAGGCATGAGAATCAAATTGTTGATTGTCGTATAATTCCCCATCTTCTTCTTCGGTTGTTTCATCACCTACATCTTCTTCTGCACCTTCTTCTGTTTCCGGTTCTACCTCATCTTCATCAACATCAGTTGTTTCTTCTGTTGTTTCATCCGTATCTTCTTCATCGGTCTCAATCTCCTCTTCATCCTCAGTCTCTTCAACCTCGATTTCTTCAGGGATACCTATGAGTTCTAATTCTCTTGCAGTCTCTACCATCGATGCAAATGTTTTTTCTAAGAAATTTCTAACAACAACATCATCCTCAAATAAAATATCTTTAAAGATGGCTGCCATCTTCTCTTTATCATCTTCTTTGTAGTAATCTGTTTCAACATTGAATACTACAAGTTCTTTAAATTTCTGTTTGATTTCTTCTGATGCCATTATTTATCTCCTTTTTCTGCCTTTGGTTCTTTACCAGCAATTGTCATTACAATCTGATACTTATTGAGACCACCGTTTATTGCAGTAACCTCTGATTCAAATTTGTAACCACCTGGATATCTTTTATCAACAAGGGCCTTAACAGTATTATCAATTGCCTGTACCAATGTTGCATCAGTAATATCTTGACCTTCTGTTGTTCCTGTGAATGTTACTTTGTTTCCATTCACATCCAAACCATATTGAAATGATTGCACATAAAGATGTTTGTCAAGTAAATCTTTAATGAGTTTTGTTACCTCATATAAATCAGCACTGTCTGAGATTTCAAATCCTTTACCATCACCATAGGCATCAAGTACAGGAGAGTTTGAATCGAGATAGTCATCTGCACTCTTAACTGGTTTTGAAATGTCTACGATGTCAGACTTGAGTGCCTCAACATCATCGGGATGAACCTTTGTTACCTCAAGTTCTTTTTCTTGTAAGTATTTTTTATACTGTTTCATTTATAACTCCTTTATTAATAGTATTTATACTATTTTCTATATTATGTTTCTCGTCAAATCTAATTCTAATTAAATTAATATTATGTTTTTTTGCAATATTTATTTTTAATATCATCTCGTTTTTGTATTTTATGAAAAGATGCAATTCCACCAAAATATTCAATCGGTCTAAAATGTTGTTCTCCATCAAATTCAATACAAGTATTATGTTCCGGTAAATAAAAATCAAATGACAATGGTCTTTTATCTTTACAATCTACAAATTTATACTGTGGTTTGTAATTTATTGCACATTCATTCAATTTTTCAATTATTAATAATT